TAGTATCGAAATTGATTAAAAAAGGGATATTTCCAAACTAATGAAAAAATGGATCTGTTTATTCTTATTTTTTGCTTTCCTACAGGTTTCAGCCCAGTACAGCTATACCTATACAGATCCGTGTACACTACAATCTCACAGCGTATTCGTACCAGCTGGAGGTGGAGTAATGGTAAACTACTTTGACAACCATAACATCTTTACAGCAAACGATTTTTCATCAGGAGCATTCGATACATGGATAGCTCAAGTATCTCAACAAAATTCTAACTCACCTTGCCAATCAGTTACCACTTCAATAGTAAACACTGTTAGTACAGCTGTAGTAGCCAATACTGTCAGCATAGTAACAAATGTAGTTTCAATTTCATCATTAGCCCAAACAATGGCTTCTGTGATGACTTCAACAACTGGAGGTGCACTTACCTCAACAGCAGAAAGTATCTCCAATGTAAATACAGGAGGCAGTTCTGATAGTAGTAACCAAGCTAATTCAAATGAAACAACAACAGGAAATAACCCCGGAGGAAGTTCAGCAAATGTTAACTCAAATCAAGGAAACCAACAAAGTCAAGGAAATTCGAACACTGTTCAAGGATCTGGAACAAATACTAATAATCAAGGAGGAACAACACCAAAAGCAGATCCAAAAAATGCAGGAGTCGCATCAAGTGGAAGTAAACAAACTCCGACAGGAAATCAACAGACTAGCACATCTGTAACAAACAATCCACAAAATAATACATCAGTAGCAGGAGGAGCGACATCTGGAAGTTCAGGTAATACAGCTAATTCAGTTTCTAATTCTATAGACGGAGGATCTTCAGATACTAGTAGTAGTCCTAACAAAACAGAAAATTCCGAAAATAAAGAAAGCACATCAGGAGGAGGAAGTAATTTAGCAAACTCTTTATCAAATGCTGCAGACGGAGGAGGAAGCGACAGTAGCAGTTCCTCAAGTGGTGGAGGATCCAAAAAGGAATCATCAGCAAAAGCCTCTACAGGATCTTTAATAGCATCAGGGGATATGGTTGTTATTGCAAATGCGGATAGAGAACAACCAAACCAATATAAGTTTGTAGGAAGTATAACACATGCCAATACAAGAGGAACTAGAATTAAAGGAATACTTTTTAATTATACTACTGTAGTAAATAATTTTAATGTAACTTTTTACAAATCTTATATTAACAAATCTAGAAAGTTAAATACCGTTGTAGCTAATTCAACTATGGTGAATACAGCTAAAGACATATTTAATACAACAACAGCATTAGAGTCTTATAAAGTTAATAAGAAAGTAACAGGAATGTTCGGTTTAAACTTTACAGCAGGTAGATTAGGAGAAAGAAACTTCTATAATTTATCAGCAGTAGTAGGAGGACATGCACCAATTCAAGTTACAAAAAGAGTATCAACAAGTGTTTTAGTATTAGGAATTTACTCTCCATTTACTCAGTTCTATGAAGGACAATGGTGGAGTGCAGGAGTATTGGTTGTACCATTTAACTCATGGGATTTTAAAATTACAAAGACATTTAAGTTTAATGTTTCGGCAACAGCAGTATATAGTTACGGAGAATCGTTTTTGAACTATCAGGTTTTGACAGGAGGAAAACTAAATTTTTAAGCTATGAAAAAACTATTACTATTATTACCGTTACTATTTCTATTATCAACAGATTCAGCACCTAAGTGTTACAAAGTAACAAAAGTAACTTCTCAGGTAGAAGCACCAGAGATGAAAAAAGAAAGAGTCGTATTTGGAATAAAACAAATGACTGAAGAGATATTATCTGAAAAGAGAGACATATGTGAAAATGGAATACCAGTGGAGGTAGAAATTATGTCAATTGAAGCTCCTACCAATAGTACATCATTAGGACCTTGGGCTAAGACCAAAAAAACAACAATTGTTAAACTGAGATTACTAATGGAAGGAGAAGAGTATTGGGGTCAAGGAGAAGCAAATGTAACAGTTCAATCTACCTTTTTAGATCTGAATGATGATAATATTCCATTTAACAAAACAGCATTCTCAGGAGCGGTTAAGAAAGCATTAGTAGAAGCTCTATCAGAGTAGTTTATAGAGTATACTACTATTTATTAGAAATCAAATAAGTTACTATGAAAAATTTGTTATTTCCAATCAGTTATATTTTTACTAATCTAAAAAAATATATTATGGGATTTTTCAGTATCTTTAAAAAATCAAATGATTATAACGAAAAGGTTATAATTGGATTCATGTCATTTATGGTAATGGTAATTGCCATTGGAGTAGACCTTGTTACAGGGTACATGGGTAAAGCTTTAGAATTAAACGAATACATCTTTGATGCATTCATGTACATCTGCCTTGGTTCATTCCTACCAGACGTATTAGAAAAATTTGCAGGGTTTAAAAACGGAAGCAAAGGAAATAATAACGAAGAATAATTAAATTATGAGTTTAAAGAGTTTACAAGAAAAGATTGGCGTTACAGCTGATGGGGCATTCGGTCCTGGTACTATGAAGAAAGCAATGGAGTTTTACAAACTAACTCCAGTTAGAGCAGCACACTTCTTTGCTCAAACAGCACACGAAACAGGAGGGTTCAAAGCATTTGCAGAAAACCTAAACTATTCAGCTCAAGGTCTTCAAGGGATCTTTGGAAAATACTTTCCAGGTAACTTAGAAGAATCTTATGCTAGAAATCCTGAAAAAATTGCCAATAGAGTTTACGCATCAAGAATGGGTAATGGAGATGAAAAATCAGGTGATGGTTGGAAATTCAGAGGAAGAGGAGCTCTTCAATTAACTGGAAAAGATAATTACAAAGCATTTTCAGATTATTTGAAAAAGCCAGAAATCATGACCAATCCAGATTTAGTAGCAACTACTTATTCATTTGAGTCAGCCATGTTCTTCTTTGACAAAAACAAATTGTGGTCAATTTGTGATAAAGGAATCAACGATGCAGCTATTTTAGAGCTAACAAAAAGAATTAACGGTGGTACTCACGGGTTAGAAGACAGAAATCAAAAAACTAAAAAGTACTACGAATACGTTAAATAGTTAAAACTATAAGATGAAAACTCCACTTTTAATTGCACTATCATTGACAACAGCATGCGCATTTATAGGTACATACTTTATGCACCTTACAGCAGATAATATCGAACAATACCTTTCAGTAGCATTTGTAGTGTTTGCTGATGGCTTTTTTGGAGTATGGGCTGGAATTAAAAGAGAAGGATTTCAAACTTTTAAAGCATTAAAAGTGTTAAGAACATTTGGATTTTGGGTAGTTATGCTATCTGCTATCCTAACAATAGAAAAAGGATTTGCTGGAACATCATGGTTAAGTGAAACAATTATGGCTCCCTTTCTGGTATTCCAGTTAATCTCTATTCTAAAAAATGCCTCAATGGTAGGAGTAGTTAAAAATGAACTACTAACACAAATACTAGATAGACTAGACAAACACAAAGGAGACAGAGATGTTACAGAATAAACAAAACATTTTACTTATTATTGTAGTTGTATTATTAGGTTATAATATTTTTACCACTAACAGTATTAGAACTGATGTGAAAGGATATGAAAGAAGAATAGATTCAGTCCAAACTAAAATAGATTCAGCACAAGTAATAAATAAGCAGATCGATACTAAGATCGATTCAGTAAAAGAAAATGTAGTTTCTATTACAAAAGAAATACATCACATAGATAATACCATAACAATTGTAAAAAAACAAACAGATGAAAAAATTAATACTGTTGATAAGTTTTCTAATGCTGAGCTTGAATTCTTTTTCACAAACAGATACAACGAAAGTTTGCATTCCAACTAAAGTTGCAAGACAAGCAGCTAAAGATTTAGTTCGTTATGATGGATGTAAAGAAGAATTAAAACTTACTCAGCAAAAAGTTCTTAAATTAGAAGAAAGAGAAGTACAAAAAGATACTATCATTAAACTTCTAACTGATAAAGATAAAAACAATCAATACATTATTGGTCAAAAAGATGTTCAAATTGGAGAATATAAAGGTATGACTGATGATTTAAAGAAAGAGTTAAAAAGTCAAAGGAGTAAAACATTTTGGTATAAAGTACTTTCTTTTGTAAGCCTATCCACAGCATTGTATTTTGCAAAATAATTTTAATATGAAAAAGATTCTTATAGTATTAGTTGTAGTAGTAGCATTACTTACCTCATGCGAAAGTTACCATACAGTAACTTACCGCAACAAACCTCAATATAGACCAGCCCCTGTACCAACAGTAGTCTATGTTCAACCAAGATCACATCACTATTATGTAGCACCTCCACGTCACCGTGTAAGAGGGCATAGGAGATAAAATTTAAAAGAAGGCTTGTTTTTACAGGCCTTTTTTATTATATTATAGTTATATAAATTAGTTATTATGAATCAAAGAGAAGCAATCTTTACTATTGACGAGTCAAAACCAAAGAAAGAATTAGTAAACCATCCTCAACACTACGGAGGAAAAGATAATCCCTACGAAGCCATAAAAGTTATTGAAGCCTGGAAGTTAGGTTTCTGTTTAGGAAATACTATTAAGTACATCTCAAGAGCTGGAAAGAAAGACGATACAATCCAGGAGCTTGAAAAAGCCTTATGGTATTTAAAAAGAGAAATCAAAAACTTAAAAGATGGCAAAGAAAATTCTTAAACAGGTAAGTCTGATAAGAGATTTCTGTAAGCCAGTTATAGATTACAATATCAGCAAATCAATATCGTATAGTCAAACTCTAGCATATAATACCTGTCCTCATCAATGGGCATTGAAGTATGTTAAAGGGTTGCAGGAATATAAACCTTCCATTCATACAGTTTTTGGTACAGCAGTACACGAAGTAATGCAGGAATGGTTGACAGAACTCTATGACGGAACTGTAAAGAAGTCAAATGAAATGGACTTCAAGCAAATGCTTCAGGAAAAATTATTCACAATTTATGCTCAAGAGAAAGAAAAATACGGAAAACATTTTTCTAGTTCTGAGGAGTTATCTGAGTTCCATAATGATGGTGTTGAAATTCTAGAGTACGTTCGTAAGAAACGCTCTGTTTACTTTGGAACCAAGTATTACAAGCTGGTAGGAGTAGAAATTCCACTAGTACATCAAATAGCTGACAATGTATTCTTTAAAGGATATATTGATATTGTTCTCTATGATGAGCAGGATGACAAGTATATTATCCTAGATATCAAAACATCAACCTCAGGATGGAATGATTTTGCAAAGAAAGATGACAAAAAGCTAGCACAGTTACTTCTATATAAAGAATTTCTAGCAAGACAATTCGATATAAATGTCGATAAGGTAGATGTAAAGTACTTTATTGTAAAAAGAAAAGTACCTGCCAATCCAGAATATCCAGCCATGGGAAGAAGAGTTCAAGAGTTTGTACCTCCTTCAGGAAAAATAAAAAGAGGTCAAGCTACTACTGCTCTTGCAAAATTTATTGATGATGCTTTTGATAAACATGGGCAGTATATTGATAAGGAATATGAAAAGAAACCTTCTAAGTCGAATTGCATGTACTGCGAATATAAGCAAACAGAACATTGTAATGCTAGTTTTTAATTTTTGTATATATTTATATGTATATATAAACAATTAAATATGGATACAAAAAAACTAACATCAGTTAAAGTGGAACAGGATTTGTTCCAAGAATTCAAAGAAGAATGTATAAGACATAAATTTTCTTTACAAAAGCTTGTAGACAGAGCAATTTTTCTCTATCTTACAGAAGAAGAGTTTAAAAAGAAACTACATTCACAAACAAATATTAAATTAAAATAGTTACATGAAAGACAATTTCCGTTATGTTAAGAAAGAAGATCGTAAGAAGATTCTTCTGTTATGCGATGATATTAGGATGCATTCTGGTATCGCAACTATGGCTAGAGAAATAGTTATAGGAACAGCACACCACTTCAATTGGTTGAACGTAGGAGCAGCAATTAATCACCCAGAAGCAGGAAAAGGTATAGATATCTCTGCTGAAGTGAATAGATTTGCAGGCATAGATGATGCTTGGGTAAGGGTATTCCCTAATAATGGATACGGAGATGCAATGCTTATTAGAAGCTTGATTCAACAAGAACAGCCAGATGCTATCTTTATTTTTACAGATCCAAGATACTGGGTATGGTTGTTTGATATAGAAAGAGAGATTAGAAATCAAATTCCAATCCACTACTTAAACATTTGGGATGACTATCCAGCACCACTTTACAACAAACCTTACTATGAGTCATGTGACTTATTGATGGCTATTTCAAAACAGACTAAAAATATTAATGAAATAGTTTTAGGAGAACAAGCTAAAGATAAGATCATTAAGTATGTTCCTCACGGAATAAACCACGAACATTTCTTTCCTATTAGAGAAGGTCACGAACATTACCCTGTATTACAGGATTTTAAAAAGAATATGTTTGGTGAAAAAGAAATTGACTTTGTAGTTCTTTTCAACTCTAGAAACATCAGAAGAAAATCTCCAGGAGATGTAATTCTTTCATATAAACTTTTCTGTGATATGATTGGAGAGGAGAAAGCAAAGAGATGTGCTTTAGTAATGCATACACAGGCTGTAGATGAAAACGGTACAGACCTTTATGCAGTAAGAGAGGCTTTATGTGATGAGAATGTAAATGTATTCTTCTCACAAGATAAATTAGATACACCTCAAATGAACCTACTATACAATGCAGCCGATGTAGGATTACTTATTACTTCTAATGAAGGATGGGGATTATCATTAACTGAAACTATGATGGCCGGTAGAATGATCATTGCAAACGTAACAGGAGGTATGCAAGATCAAATGAGATTTATAGATGAGAATGGTAAGTGGATTGACTTTACTCCTGACTTCCCTTCTAACCATAGAGGAACTTATAAAGATTGTGGAGAGTGGGCAATGCCTGTATTTCCTTCAAACATATCACTTGTAGGTTCAGTTCCGACCCCGTACATTTACGATGATAGATGCGCACCAGAAGATGTAGCTAAAGCTTTAGAAGAGGTTTACAACATGGGGAAAGAAAAAAGAGATGCTAAAGGATTGAAAGCAAGAGAGTGGGTAACATCTGATGAATCAGGAATGTCAGCAAGACAGATGTGTGAGAATGTAATTGATGCAATGGACGAATCATTCGAAAAATTCAAACCAAGACCAAGATTTGAATTACATAAAATCATAGATAGACCTAAAAAACGTATAACACATAAATTATTATATTAGTTATGAGTAAACCTACATTAGTAGTAAGCTGCCCTATCGATACTTATTCAGGATACGGAGCAAGATCAAGAGACTTTGTACAATCAATTGTTGATTTAGACAAGTATGATGTAAAAATATTACCACAGAGATGGGGAAATACTAGATTTGGATACTTAAGAGACCATAATAACCAATCTCTAGCCTCTAGAATTATTACACAAATGACACAGCAGCCAGATATCTGGGTTCAAATTACAGTGCCAAATGAATTTCAAAAGGTAGGTAAGTATAATATTGGAGTAACAGCCGGTATTGAAACAACCCTATGTGATGGTTCTTGGTTACAAGGATGTAACAATATGGATTTAGTTTTAGTTTCTTCTGAACATGCTAAGAAAGTATTTGAAGAAAGTAAATTCAATATTCAGGATAATAGAACAGGTCAGATAACGGGGAATATAGCATTGCAAACTAAAATGGAAGTTCTATTCGAAGGAGCCGATATTGAGAAGTATGCTCCTCTTACGACACCTGTAAGCTTAGATTTATCTGAGATAGATGAACAATTCTGTTACCTTGTAGTAGGTCATTGGCTTCCAGGAGATATAGGAGAAGATAGAAAAAATATAGGATATACTATCAAGGCATTTTTGGAGACATTTAAAAACAAACCTAAAGGGAAACGTCCTGCACTTATTTTAAAAGTACAGGCTGGATCAGGAACATCAATCATGGATAGAGAAGCTGTACTAGATAAGATTGATGCAATAAGAAAGACAGTGAAAGGTGATTTACCTAATGTGTATTTACTCCACGGTGATATGACTGATGCAGAAGTAAATGAACTTTACAATCATGCAAAAGTAAAAGCAATGATTACCTTAACAAAAGGAGAAGGATTTGGTAGACCATTATTAGAATTTAGTTTAGTAAATAAGCCAATCATAGCAACAGCTTGGTCAGGTCATATTGATTTCCTAGATAAAGAATTCGTAAAATACATAGGAGGAACTCTTACACCGGTTCATCCTTCAGCAGCAGTACAGAATATGATACTGACAGAAAGTCAATGGTTCTCACCAGAACCTGTAGAGGTAGCAAGAGCATTGAAAGAAGTTTTTGAGGATTATGATAAGTGGAAAACTAAAGCAAAAAGACAGGGCCATAAATCAAGAACACAGTTCTCGTATAATAATATGAGAGAAACAGTAGATAAACTTCTAACACAGTATGTACCTGAGTTTCCTAAACAAATTCAGTTAAAACTACCTCAATTGAAGAAAATTGAATTACCTAAATTACAGAAAGTATAATGGAAGAACAAATGATAAATTGCCCACATTGTGGAGGTAATGCTTGTTATGAACAACAAGTATCAGAAGAAGTAAGCACACATTTTTGTTTTGGATGTGGATTTACAACATCAACAGTAATGTATGTAGGGTCCAAGCCAGTATTAGATGCTCTAGAGACATCACCAGAACTTTACAAAGATCTTATGTTTACAGATAAGAACAATCTAGTATGGTTTCCAGCTACAGTTACTCTTCCTGAGAAAGGAATGGTATTCTTAGACGGAACTTCTAAAGAGAATTGGAAATGGTCTGCAGTACAGGCTGTAGAAATTACTGAAGAAGAAAAGGAAAAGTATCCTCAAGGACAGACACATAGAATGGATACAAGAAATGCTCAAATGTTTGGACAAAAAGATTTCATGGATGCATTAGATGCAATTAACTTTTTTGATGTATTAGTTGCACAACCGGAATAATTTTCATATATTAGTATAATGAAGATAAGTTATGCAATAACAGTTTGTAATGAATTGGAGGAAGTGAAAAGACTAGTCAACTTCCTCCATCATAACAAACGTCAAGAAGATGAGATAGTAGTACTAGCGGATAGTCCTAAAATGTCTCAAGAATTACAAGATCAGTTATACAGATACTCCTCTGCAAATTGGATCAAATTAATCGAAAGTAAATTTGAAGGACACTTTGCCGATTGGAAGAATAAATTCTTTAAAGTATGCTCAGGAGATTATATCTTTCAGATAGATGCTGATGAAGTACCAACAGAGGATCTGATTAACAATCTTCCTTACATCTTAGAAATTAATCCTGAAGTAGATGTTTTCCTAGTACCAAGAATTAACACAGTAGAAGGGTTAACACAGCAGCATATCCGTCAATGGAGATGGATGGTTAATGAGAAAGGATGGGTAAATTTTCCAGACTATCAATGGAGAATTTATAAAAACGATCCTAGTATTAGATGGAGAAATAAAGTACATGAAGTTATTGAAGGACATAAAACATCCACACTACTTCCAGCAGAAGAAATGTACTGCCTATATCATCCAAAGACAATCGACAGACAAGAAAGACAGAATAATTATTACGACACTTTATAAAAACAGTTATGGATAACATTTTAAATTTAGTACAAGAGTACATTACAAAGAAGGATAGTGAGAAGAAATGGGTAGCAGGAGAGGACTTAGTTCAATATGCCGGACCTTACTTTGATGGTCAAGAAGCTCAAGCAGTTGTCAAAACTATGCTTGAAGGATGGCTAGTTCTAGGGAAAGAAGGAGCAATGTTCGAAAGAAAGTTTCCTAAAAAATTAGGACACAAGACAGGAGTTATTGTTAATAGCGGCTCAAGTGCTAATCTACTAATGATGTTAGCTTTAACATCTAAGAGAGGATTAAATTTACCTAAAGGTACAAAAGTAATTACACCAATAGCTGGATTCCCAGCTACATTAAGTCCTACTATTCAAGCAGGATTTACTCCAATATTTGTTGATATTGAATTAGAATCTCTTAATCTAGATTTAGATCAAGTAGAGCAAGCATGTATTGATCATCCAGATGCAAAAGTAATTACCTTTGCCCATGTATTAGGTAATCCACCTAACATGGACCGATTAATGGAAATTGTAAACAAATATGATTTAATCCTATTAGAAGACTGTTGTGATGCTTTAGGAACAACTTACGATGGTAAGATGTTAGGATCGTTCGGTAAAATGGCTTCATGCTCATTCTATCCAGCACACCACATTACAATGGGTGAAGGAGGATTTGTAGCTTGTAGTGATCCTCAACTGGAAAAGATCTTAAGAAGCTTTAGAGATTGGGGTAGAGGATGTTACTGTCAAGGAAAAGCAAATGCTTTAGAGTGCGGTTCATGCGGTATTAGATTCAGCAATTGGTTACCAAGTCTTCCTAATGAGATATTTGATCACAAATATACTTACGAAGAGATTGGTTATAATTTAAAACCAACCGAATTACAGGCAGCAATGGGTAATGTTCAGTTAGGTAAACTGGAAGAGATTGGAGTACTGAGAAGAAGAAATCATAAAGCAATTGTTGAGATCTTTAAGAAGTATGAAGATAAATTTATCCTTCCTAAAGCTACAGATAAGTCAGATCCAGATTGGTTTGCTGTTGCATTAACAGTTAGAGATGGAATGGACTTTACAAGAGCTGAATTCTGTCAGTTCTTAGAAAAGCATAAGATTCAAACAAGACCTTATTTTGCAGGTAACATTATGCTACAGCCAGGATACTCTCATTTGATTGATCCTAAAGAAGTAATTGAGAAATATCCAGTATCAAGAAAAGTAACAACAGATACTTTCTTCTTAGGATGCTCTCCAGTTATTACATTAGAGCAAATAGAGTACATTGGAACAATTGTAGATAAATTCTTTAACAAGTAGTATGAAAAAGTTCGTAATAAGCACTCACGGTTTTGATTTAGGAATTGGTGGATTAAAAGTATTGCATAAACTTTGCCACTTATTAAATGAAAATGGATATGATGCGTACTTAGTTCCGCTACACTTTGATCAACCTTTTGCAATATACGAAGGATACAATACTAAATTAGTTACTCAAGATATCTTAGATAATTTAGAAGATGCTATTGTTATATACCCTGAAAGTTGGTACGGCAATTACCTTAATGCACCAAATGTTGTTCGATGGATGATAGGACCTCCAAGTGAACCTCACATAAATACTTGGGATGAAAAAGACTTATGGTTCTGGTATATACCTTTTTATGTATCACCTAAGTTTAATAAAAATGCAGATAATCACCTATACGTAGGAGAACAGCATCGGGATATTTTCTTTGACCGTAAACAAGAACGTTCAGGGACATGCTGGACATTAAGAAAAGCTCAGAACTTAGTACATGAAAGTCAATTCCAACATCCAAAAGATAGTATATTTATTCCATACCATACTGCAGGAAACCTAGTAGAACTATCAAATCTATTTAATAGAGTAGAAACTTTTTACTGTTACGATAACTATACGTACTTAACTATACAAAGTCTACTGTGCAATACTGATGCAGTTGTTATTCCTTTTAACAGTACTAGAGATGATTTCTTTAACGGATTTGCATTAAGCAAGTATGTTGCTTATGGTGTAGAGGATTTACCTAGAGCTCGAAGTTTACGAAATGAATTTTGGAAAGAAATAGAAGAATTAGAAAATCAGCTTATCGCTAGAAATAGTAGCCCTACGACAGAAGAAATTTTGCTTAAACGTCGAGATAAGCTTGAGGTTTTAATTAAAGACCTAGAAAAAGCTGAAGACCAAATTTTAGCTTATGAATTATC